TACAGGAGCGACGTGATGTCATAGCCGACTGGTACGGCCTCACCAGTTTGGGTCTGGACCACCTGAACGCGCCCCGAGCTGGCCGTGGGCGCCGCGATCGAGAAAACCCGAATAGCGGCGCTCACAACACGGTAGGAGTGCGCAGTGGCGATCAAAGATGTAGCCTCCGGCAGGTCGGTTGCAGCTGCGAAAGTAACCACACCCCCAGCAGTGATACTACTGTGAACGGAGGTGTAGTCATTGATTCCAGGTGTGAACCAACGCGCGCCATGACCATTTGCGTCGGAGGTGAGGGTGAGAATACTCTTGTGCGTGAACGAAAACGTCCGCGAAGAGTCTTGGCCCATCATCTTGGCCCCACATGCGGACGGACACGTGGGGTCACAGACTGAGCAGATCTTGTCACAGATCAGGCGGCGCACGGCTGCCTGGTTGGCAGCCGGCGCGCGTGGCTTGCGCTGCGCCTTGGGAGCGGTTGAGCGCGGCTTCCCGTAAGCCTTCGCCAGACCAGCGTTCTTGGAGGGCATGGTAGGCGATGTAGGTGATGTAGGCTAGTGTCTCGAGCACGCTTGCTATAAAACTGACCACGAAGGTGTTGTAGTAGTCAAGCTGCGACGTCGTGACGACGGGTAAGGGTAACTAATTCACTTGGATATAACGGTGTGGATTGGTATGGAGTTCTCAGGCTGAATGCTTACAGGTAAAGATGTTGTAATGATGATTGTAATGAGTAGCACTCAGATTGGACGGAGGGACTCTGGAGTTCGGTGCCATAGTGCTTAGCCTGGCGGAGGAGCTGAATCTCCGCGAGGTATTGCTCGTCAGGCGATATGTTAAATGCTTTGTGGAAAGAGAGGCGGACGTCGTTAGGGATGTCATCGGGACTGGTGTACTTGGCCACCAACCCCTTGGCCAGGAAGTCGCGGCCCGATCGCCAGGTGCGCTCAGGCTCGTCCGACATGGCCATCGTCCCATAGAACGCGTTGAACAGGGGCATGTCCCCCGCTAGTGCGAGACCACACCACCCAAGCGCATTGGCCTGAGTGGCATGGAATGCCGTCTGCGGGATACGACTGGTAACTGCTAGTGAATCCTTCCCCAAGCACACAAGGGGGTCACGTATCATCCGGTAGGTGCCATCTGCGGTGAGAACCGGTCTAGACTGACAGAAGTCTATGTGTTCCAGTTCCCGCGCGATGCCCTCCAGTTTCATCGTGAACCCCAGCTCGAGAAAGTACCCGGCGTAATGTTCCAGCACCCATTCCTCGTCCGCTCCACTCTCTACTATTAGCACTCCATCATCGCCGTCATTAAAATAACGGTACTTGCTAACTCCTATGTCCTTCATGAAGGACCACGTCATCGCACACATAGTCGTGCAGTTGCCTAGGGCCGTGTCCATGGCCCCCGACATTCGCACTCCTCGCAGCTTGCACTTCAGTTTGGTGCCGTCAGCGCGCACGATCATTGTGGATGTGCGGCGCATCGCATTGAGGCGCTTGAGCGTGTCCCGGTCGAGAGCGATCGCTTCCCACAGCGAGTGCTCCCAGCCGATAACGTCCCAGCTTACGTGTTGGTCAAATCGTGCTGCGTCCAGCAGGATGGCTACCGGCTTGGTAAACTGGTGCCACCCGTCACTGATCGCGGCCCCACGCTCGTTAGCATTAAGGCCCTTCATGATTGTCTCTCCCCTGAAAAGTCTATGTATCCCGGCAAAGACTCTCTTCTCCATGGGTTTCAGGTGTATCCCTATCGCTACATTGAACCGCGGTGTGGCCGGACTGATAACCCGTTGGCACGGGTTCGCCTTCCTACTGACGTTAGTCTTTTCGGGTTTGATAAAGGGGCAGATGTATGCATCGCTCTCCTTCAGAGGACGATCCTCAAGGCTATCTGCGGCGGCCTGGTATACGCGGCGCTTGCGGCTTTCCGTGTATGAGTCCACGAATTCTTTCGTTGACCACGGTGCCACGCGTCCTACCAGGTGTATTAACAGCCTCTTGAATGTCTTCAACCTAGACCTCACTGCGTTCCGTTTCGGGGCAGGAGGAGCCACCTGCGCCCCCTCCGGCCCCTTGACGGTGAAGACCCTCTCCACCAGGGCCCTCTCCAAATTCACGAAGGAATTTTCGTGCACAATCCAACCCTCACCTAGGCCCGCGGGATGCAGGTTCACTAGGTGTACGGGACGGGGGGGTTGGCAGTACCCTAAGTCGGTCCTGACCACGACTTTGTGCCCACGCTCTTCAATAGCGTCCCTAATGTCATAGAGTCGCCACTTCGAGGGTGCACAAGTACCAGGAACCGTCTCGGGGCACCATCAGCGAGTTGCGTTCGGCGTGGTGTCACGCTTTGACTGGAACCACCAGGGTGACTCCAACCATCGCGCAAACGACCCCACCGGACGCACATCGGGGCAAAGCTCACCGTTAGCGGCCATGAGCTCAAGTTGTGCTTCCGCCATGGTGGGGTAGCAAACGAGCAGCATGACCTTCGGCAAGTCCCGCTGAATGTGCAAAGTTACGTGACCGTGCTCCTTCATCAAACGGCCAGCCAACATCCGAGCACCCTTGATCTGGGAACTGGTGGTGGGCCGACCGCCAAGCCTGCACAGCACGTCGGCAGCCACGATTTGTACATAGTCTCCGTGGTGCCTGAACTTCGTGCCTTTCGGTCGCTTGGGTGCTTCCTCAACAGGCGGTGCCTCACCCAAAAGGGTGATCGGTGCCTGCTCGGGCGTGCGTACCGTCGCTTCCGGGGACCCAATCTCACTGATCTGGGCCCCAGCCGATTCTTTGTTAGGGGTGTTCTGTACCCTACTTACTGGTTTCTTGCATGAGCTCTCGTTCTCGCGGGAGGCACAGGGGTAGGTGTCGGGAGTCGCGCTCGGTGATAACACCTGCACAGACCCGACCTCCTGTTCCTCCGCTAGTTCAAGCGGGTTCACGCTAGGTCCGAGAGAAGCCAGCAACTCCTCACGTTCCTCCACCAGCGTTTGTTGCACCCCCCGCGCCGCACGCAACCGGTTCTGATCAGCACGAACAGACCAAAGGCGCGCGAGGCCAACGGGGAGAGCAACCACCGACGCCGTAAAGGCGGCGGCAATGAGAAAGACCCTGAGGTCTTTTACGGTTTCCA